GTACCGCGTTTAGGTTGGTACCGCCCGTTGGAGTTATTACTGCCATTTTTATTTATTTTTTTAAAGTTATTTTCTAAGTTTAATTTTTAACTTTGAACTATCATCCCCAGAAATTGCTCTTATTTTTACGCCTCCAGTTTCAACTGTGCCAGTTTTACGCGGATCCATATTTATATTTTTTGAATCTGCATTTAACTGTTTTATAGCATCAGCTTTACCTTGTTCGTAAAAATGATTTGCAACTGCATCTGCATTGTCTGCAACGAAGAGTGCTTTATGATAACCTTTAGCGTCTTGTAACATATTATCTTTGCTGATATACTTATCTAGCACGTTTAATATATTTGCTTGCTTATCTAAAACTTTTTGTTTATCATTAACATTGTATCTATACTTTTTGTCTCCCACTTCAAATTCAAAACCTTTGAAATTGTCATTGAAAACTTTTTTAGATTCATTATTAAAATGATTCACTTGCTCATCTTGTAGCTTTGCTTGTTCTGATTGTTCAGAGTTGTAAGTATTGAAAAACTCAACGGCTTTTTGCTGATCATCGGTTAACTTAGAACCCAACTTGACTTCTTCGTAGTATTGGTCCTTTAATCCTTCTAAATAGCTTTTGGCTTTTGCAATTTCTTCCTTATAAGCGAGTTTTTTTCGCTTAATATCTCTTTGCTCATCAATTTCTTCATCAACTGAAAAATTATCATCAATTAAAAAATCAATTTCATCTTTAGTAAGATGTGATTTAGTTTGATTATAATATTGATACAACAAAGTAGATTCATCGATGTTAGAATAATCTTGATTAATTTTTACATAATCTTCTAACGTTCCACCAGTCTCATTAATAAAGTCTACAACTTTTTGAATGTTTTCTGGTAATTCTATTCCTGTGTCTTGTGAGGTTTGTACAGCTTCTTCTACTTTGTCTTGTAAATCCTGTACTTCTTCTTTAACCTCCTCTTTTGGTTCTTCCTTAGTTTCTTCATCAATTACCTCTTCTAAGGTTAATTGAGTTTCTTCTTGCTGTACGTTTTGCAATTCCACTTTGGTTTCTTCCCCTGTTTTTTCATCCGTGCCGCTTCCGCGTAACACGCTTTCATCTGTGCTTTGTTCTTGAACGGCATCTGTTTCTGTTTTTGGTGGTTTACTTAAATCCACTTTATACATACCATCTTCGGTTTTACCCGTGTCTTGGCCCGCTGCTTCAAGTACTTTTTCTTCCTTTTCTGCAGCAGTTGGTGTTTCGTCAACTACGACGTCTTTGTTTTCTTCCATGATAAAATATTATAAAAATGTGTTTGCAGTTTTTATTTAGGCTCAAACTGCTCTAAGCCAAATCCTCCCAAATTATCAAATCCAGCAGATTCAAAGTTTTTAGGTGGTTTATTGTTTTTTCTTTGATCAATCAATTCTGATTGCTGAGAAGCTTGTATTTTAGTCCTATCATCTTTTCTATCTTCCTTATACTTCTCTTTATCTTTAATTACATTTAAATCAGCGTCTTTAAGTTGCATGTTCATTTGGAATTCCTTTTCCATTAACATCATTTTAATTTCTGCTTCTTTTTCTAGTTTTTGTGTATCTAATTGTGATTGCACTTGCGCTAACTGAGCTTTGCTTTGAGTAATCGCTTGTTGTTTTTGAACATCAGCTTGTGCCGCTGCTTGGGCTGCTTGAGCATTAGATTGTGTTTGCATTTGAATATTCTCCTGCTGTATAGCTCTATCTTGTTCAAACTTTTGTTTTCTTCTTAATTTTAATAGTTGATTAGCAAGTTTTAAATTCCTTATTTCCCTAATATCAATTGCGTCTTCTAAATTAATTTGTTCTTTTTGAAGAGATACTTGTATATTGTTTTCAAGTAATTGTTTTTCTTCTTCATCAGGAGTCAATTGTAAAAATATACCAAAGTCATGAAGCTGTAATTTACTTATTTCATCTAAAGTTCCAACATTAGATTTACCTATAGCTTGTATAAATGATTTTCTAGTTGGGCTAAATTCCAGTACATCTGATATTCTAAGCGATACTGCCTCAGCTGTTTTTAGTGTAAGATATAATCCACCTTGCAATATGTGTCTTGTTGCTGTGTTTGAATTTGCTGCAGCAATTTTTTGTAATCCTACTAAAGCATTTTTGTCTGGTGTTGAACCATCTCTTGACTCGTTTAATCCAGTCACATCTCTTATCATTTGTAAATAATAATTATATGAATTAATTAAACTTGATATTTTAGCGTTAGACCCAGATGATTGTAATTCTTGTACAGGAACTTTACCATTGTTAAATTCACCGTCTTGCGTCATTGATCTACCAATAACAGAACCTGTTTGGAAATACATATTTAATGCTTCTTGTGCATTATAATTAGTTCCATTACCTAAATCTATTTCTGCAATACCATCCGCATCTAGGTAAACACCATCAGGAACCATTCTTGATAATACCTGTTGTAACTTTAAATGTGTTAATTGAATCATATCTGCAAACGTTGTCATTCTGCTTACAAGAGATTCAACTCTGCCCTTATATATTCTTGGCGCTACAATATTATAGCTAAACTGAGCTTTAACTGTATCTGACTTTGGTCTCGTCATATTTTCAGCTAATTGCCATTTTAATAATTTATTAGTACCAACTATTTTAGCACCTTCATAAATTACTTCTATTGTTCTTGATTCTTTAGTAAATCTACTTCTGGAATCTTTTGGAGGATTAAAGCTATCATCTTTTTTAATAGCCTTTGATGCTCCTGATGAAGTTTCTTTTATTTTATGTACTTGATCCTTGTATGTTTTATACTCAAAATACAATACATATACATGAGAATTATCTTCACTGTCATTGCCTGCATAAGATTTATTATATAGCTTAGCATTTGTTCCTTGCCCTTCAACATCTCTTCTTATATCTTCATCTGTTAATTCAGGATATTGCTTTTTTAAATCAACTACAGATACCTTTCTAATTTCCCCTACATAATATATATCATCAAAATGTGGTGACTCTGTATACGAATAAACTAAATCAGCTGGGTCCACATACTTTATATTAATCCCCTCTGATGTTGTATATTCGTTTTTAACAGCTCCCATACCAATAACAGCTATATCATAATCTAATCTTTTCTTTATTAATTCGTATTTATTATGATCAAATACATTATTAATAGCTTCCTCTTCTGCTATTTCAACAGAATCTTTATAGTTTAGTTGCATATGCAGCTGCAACTCTTCTTCATTTTCAGGCAACGTGTCTGGGTCGTTTTCATATAAATTAATTCCAAATTCATTAAATACAGAATCTGAAAATTGTCTTGTACGCATATCTTTTAATAAAGATTCTACATATTTTGTTCTTTTTTGAACTGATGCTGGATCTTGCGAATACGCTTTTACATCATATGTTCTTTCTGCAATACCATTTACCACAATATCTACAAACTTAGGTATAATAGGAACAGGCTTCCAATCTATGTTTAAATATGATAAATCACCATTAATAGATAATTCGTCTTTATATTTCTGTATTGACTGTTCACCTCTAGCATATAATCTTAAACGGTGAAAATTGTCTCTATTAGCGTAGTACCTAGCTGTACCAGAATCTCTTTTAAACCATTCTGATTCAACTGCTCTTGCAATCTCTAAACCATATTTTTCACTTGCTTTCTCAGCATTTGAAACTGCTTGGCTTGGGAATACACCTTTTGGTAATATATTCATCTATTTTATTATTTTTGAAATACTTCCTTTGTTATTATATTTTTTAAATCCAAAATCTAAAACCTTTGTTTGTTTTAATTGCTTTGGTTGATACAAATGCCTATTGCAAGCCATAACGGCAAGACCGGAACTTATTGCGGCATCATGTTTTGTTCTATTGTTTATGTTAAATTTAGACCAATCGTTTAACGTTGCATTGAAATATATATTACCGTAATCTCCATTTTCCTGTAATCCCACATATTTATCTATATATGATTCAATTGCTGCAGCGTGAATTTGTTTCATATCTTCAGATGAGTTAGGTATACCACCTATTTCTTTTTCAGCTGTTGATAATTTATTTATTGTTTTATCTGGACGATTCATAGAATATCCTCTATATCCTCTTCTTTTTATATAATACAATAACCTTGGTTTGTTGTTCTCTGCTAGTATTGGCATTCCATAAAATACTAATGCCATAAGTACATCTTCAAAAAACATCTCAGCGGTTTGAGGCCTAGCTATATATTCTAAAAAGAATGAATTAGCAGGTGCATCTTCCATACTAAATACTGTTAATCCGTGTAATGCCCCTTTAGATCCTCTACCATCTGTTGTACCCGATATATCATATGAGTCACAACCAAAAGCTCCTATATGTTCATTACCTGGATGTTTGCGCCCATTTTTTAGTATTACGCGGTTTTGAAGATTATAACTAGGAACCCAAGATATATTAAATCTTCCTTTTGGATCTGGTGTAAATATTACCTTTGAATCTTTAATACCATTTTCCCATTGGAAGTTACCTTTAGATACAGCTCCGGATGTCATTGTTCCGTCATTGTAATCTATTTGTTCGTATATCTTTTGTAAATTAAATATACTATTCTTTGTTTCATCTCTGAATGCGTGTTCTTCTGTTCTTGGGAATTGTCTATAAAATTCATTTAATCCATCTGAATCATCTCTTAATCCATCTGCTTCATTTTCCCAATGTTCTATTACCCCAACGTCGATTTTATCACCATGGGGTCCTTCGACAGGAGCTCCGGGCGTATCGAATACAGGTAATCCAAAAGAATCAATGAATCCCTCGTAGTTCCATTCCATAGGTATGAACAAACTATAGAGTCCACTGCTAGTCTGTCCATTGCGGTTTCTTTTTGTAACGTCTGAGTCATTGTATAATTTTTTAAAGTTATCTCCACCTTTATCTAAAGCGTTTGATGTTGAACCCATCATACACTTTCCTATTATCCTACTTCCTAATCTCAGCGTTGTTTTTGTAACACGCCAATTGTTTAATATATTATCTGGTCTTTCCCATTTACCAGATTCATCGTGAACAAGTAATCTTAACTTTTCACCATCATAAGAGTTATCTCCTGTATTCTTCCAGTCTATCGTTGTATCGAGCCCGTCGAGGTCTTTCCTCCCGCTGGCGCTGGTTGTACTGGTGATGGACTTCCTTGTGAGTTTGGATGCTGGGACACGGTAGGCAAGCTCTGTCTTGGGGCGGTCCATTCCGTCCTGTATTGGTT